GTAGGCTTCTTACCTAAAAAAGCGCCCTGATTACGCGATCCCTTACTGCTGTTGCAACTCTGACAACAAGCAACTGCGTTCTCAAAGTTAACTACCAAGTCAGGTGCTTTACTAACTGGGATTATATGATCAACAGTTGTAGCCGGTGCAGAACAGTAGAAGCAAGACCATTGATCTCTAGCCAATACCTGTAATCTAAACTTCTTATAGTCTCGACTTAATCGAGGATCACCACGCTTAGCCATCACTACCACAACCACAACACTTAACACACCATAACTCACCAGTAATCGGCTGCTCGTGTGGATCTACCATCCCACCCTCACACTCAATGCATACCATTACTGCCATCCCTTAGTCTTTAGATGATGTAGTGCTGCACAATAGTTAGGCTCATCATACTGTGTTGTGCCATATCGGTGAGCGGTGTAGTACCAGAACATCCAGAATTGGTAGTCATAAGGCTTGCCTTTAATATGTTTAGACTTAATCTGATAATAGCCATAAGTCTGCTTAGTTCCTGACTTATTGCCTACTGCATCTATCTGCCATCTTGACTCTCTATAGATGATCTCGTTATGGCATTTATATTGCTTATCTGTTAGTTGATAATCAGCCAATGATTTAAGTGATTTAGTTGCATCTATTGAAGCCTCTAATCTAGGCATTCCTGCTATAGATAGAGATAGCCCAATAACGACTGCTACCGAGCGCGCTAAGCCTTTCAGGCGCGCTCTGAAGCCTTGATGGCTTCTAGCAGATGAGTGTACCGTACCTGTCAATTTCATTTGCATAAGTCCTGCTCAGAGCGGCGTGTCGGATTACTTGTCTGTGGAATAGAAGCCTGAGCCTCTGAATTGAATGCCAAAGGATGAATAGATCTTGCGCATTGGCTCGTGACAGAACCCGCATTCGACATCGTGTGGTTCATTTATCTTTAACTCCTTTTCATAGCGAAGGTTGGCTTCGCATAGATCATTCGTACACTCGAACTCATATATAGGCATTACTGAGCCTCACACCAATTACAGGGATCATTTATTGTCCACTCTCCGCATTGCTTACACCTTCTGATGTCCTTGTCCTCAACTACATCCTTGCGCTTTTCATAACCGGCTGCTACGAGTAACTCCACCAGATCGCCAAGGCGTAGCATCGCTACATATTCCTCAGGTTTCTCACCTTGACCATTGAGACGAAAGCAAGCGAACCCCAATAAGCCGCTTTCATTTGTCCTGGCTTCGATCTGGCGGAGCGTCTCGGGTATGTTTAAGGTAGATCGTGCTTTGATCTCACAGTCGAACGGAACGTTGAGAACATCACGACCAGAACCTCGACCAACTGAAGCACCTTCCCACCAGCGCCTCAGATACTCTGCAACCACGCGCTCGGTGCGAAAGCCTCTATATTTGCGGCTTTGACTCATTGACTGCGTGACATTTCTTGCATGACCAAGTTAGAGCCTGACCTTCTCGCCATACTGCCATCTCGTCTCTGCCTATTGGTTCGTTGCATAGGTGACAGATTATCCTAACTTGGAGCGCATCAAGGAACTCTCGCTGGCGCGCCTTCTCATATAACACATCATCAGGCGGGAATGACTCCCATTCTCCGTCTTGATTCATAAACTGTAATCCGCTCATCTTGCTACCTGTGGCTTCCATTGTCCGTTATTGTCAATGACGTACCAGATGGGATCACACTTATTAAACTCCGCCCAAGTCTCGTTCCGTTGTGGTTGACCACCGCAGGACATATTTGCCCAAGGCTTTCCGTTCTTGTTGCCGGTACGCCACACGCGCTCACCATGCTTGCAATGAGGAATGTCTTTGTCGATCTTAGTAGCGCCTAGCACTTCCTGAACCAAAGCAACAGCCTCAGCAGCCGTAGGTGCTGGTTGTACAGCCTTAACAGTCCAAGGATCATCCTCTACCGGCATTGTTATCTTGTCTGCTAATTTCTCGGAGAATGGCTTTGGAGTTGGCTTATCTGCTACTTGTCCAACCTTTTCCATATCATCTCTAGTTGCTGTGTTTCCGCCTTTGAGCAGCGTAATTGCTCGACCAAGAGCCGATGAAGCAATATCCTCTGCATAGAAGCGGCGCATATTTTGGATATATTGATCCCTAACCCCATGAGCGATGTTAGAAGTCGCAGGGTGAGGATCGTTAGCATCCCGATAAACTTCTGCTCTGCATGTAATGTAACCCTTTTCGACATCGTGGTAAGTGATTTCAATGTTAGTCCTTCCCATAGGGTAATTCTCAATGAACCATTTGTTCAAGGTTGCTACTGTCTCGTAATCATCTAACTTATACATAAAGTTCATTCTCCTCTGTTGCTAATTGTCCAGCGATGGCAAGGTAACTAGCGCCGTCGATCCAACTGTCGACCTTTTGGCTGTCCTCGATGGTTCTTGCAATCTTGATGAGCGAGAGTATGACTGCAACCTGGTAATCCTCAACCGGCATTTCCAGATAGGCGCTGATAAGTCTTGCTGCTCTAGCCATGTTGTCAGATGGATGACCGTAGTGCAGCCCGCGTTCTGAATAAAGATCCGTTGCACTCTGTAGGATTTCAGCATGCTTCATGATCTCACCTTCTCGCGCTTGTCGTAGTACTCGCGGACTGCTCTGCGACCTTCGATGTAGCCTGAATTAACGCCCATCGAGTAAAAGATTATGACTGAAAATAACCACAACACCATAACGATGCCGATTTCATAGAGTTCCATTTACTGCCCTTCTAGTGCGCCCTTCGCACCTTCTTGGCATAAGTGTCGCACAACTAGCAGACACGCCCTGGCACATTTTGATAACGATTTGGTAACGATTCTGCCTCGTCAACCGCATCATCTATCGACCGGAGGATGTCTGGAAAGTCATCGAGCCCTGCCATAGCGCCTTCCAGCCACTACGAAAGTGCCATCCTTTTCGATGTTGATAATACTGATCTGGTTGCCCTTGGCATCTTCCTCGACAATGATGAACGCTTGCTGCCAGTTGTGGGTCTTAGTGTAAGTAGCCTGACGGATATCCATAAGATGACCACCTTCGTAGCCTCGAATGATGCGGGTGATCTTGCCCCCAGATGACTCAGAGAACTGAGAAAACCCTGCTCGGTGAGTGTGACCGCAGATAGTCGAGATACCCGCTCTACGGGCGCTCTCAAGGGCTGTAAGCCCTGGTGTGGGCTTCACGCTACCTTCATCACCATGCACCGCTATAACGCCCTTAGCGACCGCGTAGGGCTTCTTATGATAGGTGATGCCTAACTCGTCTAACTTCATAAACTTCTCAAAGCGTAGTTCAGGTAAAGACATAAAGGCTGGGATCTTATTCATGATTACATTGAATAGTCTATCCGTATGGTTGCTTCTTATCATGTGCTGAGACTTGGCATATTCGCCTAAGCGCCAGAGGATGTCCACCGTCATATCGCGGTTCTCGGCTAAGGTCTGCTCGTACCAGCCTGGCTTTCCTTCTGACCAACGCCCGATCTCTGTGAAGTCTGCTTCATCTCCCAAAGTAAGTACGCTATCTGGGCGGTATGCTTTAATAAAAGAGATAACATTGTTAACGCTTACTGAGTCATGCAGGGGAACTTGAAGGTCAGGTACGACCACTGTTCTACGCATAGCCATAATTTAATCCTCATCGTCATCATCGTCATAGGGGATGCGGTCGGGTGATTGTGGTAGCCAGTTAGGGCTAGGCAAGATCGTGGCAGGGTAAGTATCGGTGGCAGTTACTATGTATAGAGCCTGATCTACTGTGAAACCAGACTTGCGAAGTGCCTTGTAATACTCGTTTAACCCAATGCAGTAACTCTCAAGCATTGAGTAATCCTCAAGATCGATAACCCGTTTCTTTGGCATGGCTTTATTGTGACTTATTGCATAGGATTTCGTAGATTTTATCAACGCGTGTCTCTAAACGATTTACTGAGTCCTTTAGGCTTGAACCACTATTCGGCTTCAATTCCGCTAAATAGTGACGAACCAAGAAGTGAAGCATCGCAGTTACACCACCCAGCACCGTCACGATCGCTACTGCAAGTGCAGCATAATCCTGTGTTGTCATTTTTTAGGGGTCGCATATCCAAAGACTCCAGCAAGTACAGCCCAAAGGATCGAGCGGTAATCGGCTGCGAAGTTAGAAGCAGCCCAGGCGGATAAGAACGCACCGGCGGTTAGTACGAGTGGATTTTTCATATTCATTTATTTGCCTCCTAATAGCGGGATATTAAAGAACGAACCATCCTCATCACCTTTAGGAGTGAGAGAGATATGGCAATGCGCGTGATGCGGATTAGATCCCTTGTATTTTCTCCAGCGCCAGCCCAAGCGAGACGATGCAATTCTGCCGTTGAATATGACATAGGAGATGCGCTTGTCACCTGCCTTGGCTGCGAGTCGAATTTGATCAGCAATATCGGGCATGAGGTCAGGCTTGCCGCCCTTATGGACATCTCTATCGATGTCGATTGCTCTAACCACCCCAGTCTTTGGATCAGGGTTGTGATCGCTAGGGCGCGATGAATGACGCAAGTCACCGATCCAGCCATCGGAACGCCTATCGCGATCTGGGTAGGTGTCATCGAACTGCTCTCTTAACTGTTGAGCGGCTTTACTTAGTCTTGGTTTCATCCAAGTAATACAGCCAACTCAGCCTCAGTCAAGCCTAAGCGCTCTGCAATAGCAGCCTTAGCCTCAGCCTTCTCTGCTGCTGCTTGCTCCTCATCGGCTTTAGCCTTTGCATAAGCAATAGCATCTGCCTCGCGTTGTGCGACTTCCTCGGCTGTTAGTTCTACTTCTGTAACTTCGCCTGTCTCGCAGTTAACGATGATCTTTGTGTCTGCCATTTTATCTCCTTATGATTTGGATATGCCGTAAAGGGTTGCTGTTGAGTATTGAACGAAATTGCCAGAATTAGGTAATAATTTAATAGAAGTTATAGCCGCAGTACTATTCCAAAGACCAGCGAATAAAGCCATATCTGCGGCGCTTGCGTTGGTTTCCGTTACTGCATCAACTGCAACCGACTTGGCTGTACTCCCTGCATAATTTGGAATATAGATTTCAGAGTTAGCGAAAGTGCTGGTTGTATAAGTTGAACTGTTTGCATAAAAATAGATATTGCTGGCATCTGTATAAGATGCTGCCGCTGAGCCTGAGCCGTAGAGATAGCGACTGCTAAGATTTGTCGTTAGACCATTGAACTGTATTTTGACTGCTGTATTATTGGCATCAAGTCTTGTGCTTACTTTTAGAAGTAAGTCTGTGTAGGTGCTAGGAATAGCGGTAAAGTCAATAGCGGCTTGACCACCTGCTCCAACGGTTACGGTGCTGCCGATTTGAACATAAGTAGCCATTATGCCGCCTTGATTCCGTATAGGGTAAAGGTTGAGCCACTATCCCAATTTGCAGCATTTTCAGGCGTTAAAACTATGCTTGTAATTGCGGCAGGGGTAGCACGCCACAAAGTAGCCTGAGCGGTTACAAAAAGATTTGAAGTATTACCGCGACTTATTACGGTTTTAAAAGTAGTTGTATTGGAGTAATTCATAAAATGTATTATTGAATTAGAAACTACCGTTCCAATTCTTCCAATAGCGCCATAATTTTGGTTGGCGGCACGACCAGATAATGCGCTAGTTCCGTTGCCATAAAGCAAAGTAGTTGAGTAGTTTGTTGCAGTATCCCCATTGCATTGAAAACGCGCTGAGCCTTCACTTGATACTGTTCCAGTAATTATTAAAACTAAATCGGTGTAAGTTCCAGGAATGCTGCTAAAAGTTACACTTGATTGAGCGCTTCCAAGTGTCTGAGTCGCTATCGGTTCATAAGTTTTAGGCATTATTTAATCCCATACAGAGCGAAGGATGAGTATTGTGCTATTGAGTTGGTTCGTGCTGTGATAGTTACAGTACTGATTGCCGCTGTGCTGCGCCACAGTCCAGAGTTTAATGAAATGATGCCAGAGCCGTTTTCATCTTGACCGACTAAATGCCTGACTGTCTTAAACTTGTTAGTGTCTGCATAATCTAAAATGTCAATGACTGACGCAGAAAATACATTACTGACTGAGGAAGCAACTAAAGCAGATGCTCCTACTATATTAGCGCGGTTAATTGAACTGTCTGCAATTGCCGATGAGCCGTTGCCATAAAGTTGATGCCAAGCGTAATTGTTGCCTGTGTCACTATTAAAAGTAAGATCACCCTGAGAGGCTGTGCTTGTTGATTTTCCAATACAACGGATTTGTAAATGTTTATAGGTAGCAGGAATGCTGCTAAAGGTGATGGTTGATTGACCACCAGAACCAACGGTTACAGTAGCAATGGACTCGTAATCGCCCACTTCAGGAGCAGCGCCCCCAATTAGAGCGGCGATATTGTTTAGCATTAGGCTATTGCACCCACAACGTACCAAGTATCAGTTGCAGTCTTGATACAGGCTGCTGACTTGTACTGACCAAGGGTAGGAGCAGCCGCAACTGCGCCAGCCGATAAGACTGTGGTTGTGCCGCTAGTTACCGCTGAGATGGTGCAAGTGCCAGCGCCAATGTTTAGGACTGTGATAACTGTGCCTACTGGAAAGGCTACTGAGGCGTTGGTAGGGATCTTAAAGGCGATAGCAGTTGCCTTGTTCATAATCTCTAGAGTCTGGTACTGATCAGCCAAGACTGCTGTGTAGTCGCTTGTGTTGGTGGCAGTCGTGAAGTTGACTAGCCCGTTGTACATAGCCGCGCTTAGGACATCGCCTGTTGCTGCTGGAAAACCTGTTGCCATTTATATCTCCTAGTACGCCATTATGTTAGTGCCGATTATACCCGAAATACTTGAGCCTATGATGAACCCTTCAACAATCGGCTCGAGCGTGGTGACAGTTACCTTCATGGAGTTTGGCGTGATATTCCAGTCCAGTCCTTGACATTGTAGAGTCTTAACGATTGTAGAACCATCTGGCTGCACATTCGTAATTTTTAGATTGCTGAAGTAATCCAGCCCTAGCATTGTGGCAGTTGGTACTGCTGGATCGAGTAAATCAACTGTCATCGCGTCTATGCGGATGGTTGTCTCGGCTCTAGTTGCCACATATATCTTGGCAATGTTTAGAGCATCGGCATCAGTCTGCGCTACTAGGTTGGACTCATTGAGTTGATGCGAGAAGTACTTGGCAATAGAGGCTGCATTCTCTGAGACTTGCTGAGTGCCACCCACGATGGTCATACCTGCGCTGTTGATGATCAGTTTGTCATCGAAGGCAAATATTAGGTTGGTGTAAGGGATGCCAGTAGTCTGATTGAACTCGATCGGAGTCTCGCCGTACTTCTTAATGACGTTAGTCCGGCTGAGGAAGTTTGCTGTACCTTCTGAGTCAAAGTAGAACGCGCCCTGTTCTGAGAACTCTGCGTTCTTGATGGCATCTAGGGCTGTGCGAGAAGTGCCAGGATCGACTTGGCAGGTTGTATTGCCGGTGTTGATTGTGCGCATTGAGGTAGGGAAGGAAACCTGATCTAAAATCTTGTTAATGCGTGTGCCTGTGTCTTGTCCTGATGTGGCACTTGCTACCGTTGTGACGGTTGCCTGTTGCATAAGTCTGAAAGCATCTGTGCAGATAATATCGACGTAACCCGTTTCCTGGTTCTGAGGATAGGTGTACTTATACTCGATCGTGTAACCAGAAAATAGGAAGTAGCCCACGCCGCCCACCGTTGCTGATACACGCAACTTGCGTAGTGGAGTCAGAAAGCCCGCGTATGGAGAATTGGGGTTCTGGGGGTTGAAGTAGGAGTTAGGGTCGAGAACTCTAATTGTTGCTGTACCAGCCTCGTAAGTATCGCGCATGATGTTGCGACCGCGACGAATGCTGATCGAATAGACATCGGGAGTTAGATCAACCGTAGGCTCTGGAGTAGTAGTCGAGGCTAAAGTACCTGTGCCTAATAGCCCGTATTTAGGATCACCAATAGTGAACGGGTAGCCGAAAGTAGCGCCTGAGGTGAAGTCAAAGGAAACGCTAATCTGGGCAGGTAGGCTCATAGCGTTGCGAATGTACCTGTGCGACGGTTGATAGCAATTCTATCGCCTGATAGTGAGTTATTAGTTTGAGTCCTAGTGATAGCGTTTGTCAGTTCTTGACCATCGAGTGTCACCTGAACATTGACCTGTGGCGCTACTGGTGCGCCAGCCGCTCCACCATCTCCGAAGTCTCCAGGGAAGATTTGTGTGCTGCCAGGAATAGCGCCGCTAGTCATAGACCCAGTAGCGATAGTTGATCCGCTTGGGCTGCCGATTGCAATGCGCATTACCTGAGCCTCGATAGCATCAAGATATGATTTCCAACCCTTAAACGGATTGTTAGCATCTGGCAAGTCTTTCAGGAAGTCGATCAGTCCTTTACTTAAACCTTGAGCCTTACCGATTTCTCCAGCGAGTTTAGATGCTTCTGAAGTGTTGCCAGTGATTAAGGCTAACTGTAACTCTAGGCGCTTACGCTCATCCTCGCTAATCTTGCCTTTGAGTGCAGCCACGATCTGAGTCTGCTCAACATCGAATAGAGTGCCAGCCTTTTGAAGTGCTGTCTGCTCTTTGATGGCTTTGGTGTTCTTTGCAAGTATTGTGCTTTGCTCTTTGCTGCGCTTGATTGCAGCCTTTTCTGCTGCTGCCTTCTTGAGTTCTGCTGCAATGGCTGGAGTGATACCTGAGCCAGTCCTGCCTCGATTGGCTTCTGCCTGTCCAATTCTTGCGAACTCCGAAAGATCGCCAGAGAGTAAAGCCCTGCCCTGAGCAATACCTACGCCAAAGCGACGGATGAAGGTTTCAAGTCCTGAGGATGCCTTGTCAATTAAGTTGATGATGTTCTGAAGTCCACCCTGACCACCACCACCGAGAACAGATAAAGCCTCAACTAGACCGCGCCCAATTGCTTCTTGCGCGTTCT